CATCCTCCCCTTGTATTGACGGAGATTGTGATGCAGAGATGGTATTACCGGGTTATTTAGACGATAACGGGTATTATCATATTGATTTAGATTTTGATGGAGAGTATCTTCCTTGGTTTCAAGTAGATGTTTATGCAGATAAGGTATTGCCTCAATACGAATATAACGGAGTACAGCCGGTAGAAGCTAGATTTGATAGCGATACACATTGGACTATTGGAGATTCTCTAATGGTAACCGTAAATAACTACAACCCTTTTCAAGGACCTTACGACTATAACGGCAATTTACTACCTAATTCTTCGTATGATATCATTCTAAACCAGTTTGCAGGTATAAAAGTTAATATAGTTCAAGGTACTAGTATTTATTTTTCCGACGATCATAGTCGTTTAAGGTCAAAAAGGATAGTTGGACCTATTCCTCCGATGGCTCAAAACGATACTATTACACTTTATATGGAAGTATATTGGGAGGGAGTTGGTAATTCCGTAGTAAAAGACCATTATTTTGAAAAATTTATTGTGGAATAGTTGATCTTTTGAAAAAAAATCATTATCTTAATTATATATTAAGAATTAAATATAAATAAATACTTAATTATAGTAATAATATAAGAATAATTTAATAATTTAACAAATAATTAATCTAATATGTCATTGAAAGCGGAGAAAATCCATTCGAATTACGATAAACATCTTAAAATTATAGATACTTATTTAGGTGATCGTAAAGAATCTTGTAAAAAACTTATAGAACACTTAGGCGAAGCCTATATTATGGCACCTGCTAGTGGTAAATCATGGCATCATAATGCTTTTGCCGGAGGTTATATCGACCATGTTAATAGAGTAGTTGAGTTTAGTATTAAACAGATGAGACTATTTAAAGAAATGGGAGGTACTATAGACTTTACAGAAGAAGAATTGGTATTTGCTGCTTTATTTCATGACCTCGGTAAGATAGGTGACGGAGATAAAGAAAACTATATACCTCAGACCGATAAGTGGAGACAGGATAAGCTACATGAAATGTATACATATAATCCAGACCTTGGGTTTATGCTTATCCCAGACAGATCGCTGTTCATATTACAAAAATTTGGTATCAAAGTATCTAAAAACGAGTTCTTAGGTATCAGACTACACGATGGTGTGTTCGATAAAGCTAATGAAGCTTACTTCTTTAGTAACGTACCATCATCCAGGATGAAAACTAACATAGTCTTTGTACTTCATACGGCTGATTTCTTAGCCTCTAAGGTAGAATACGATAAATGGCTTTCAGACGGAGGTGATACCTCACCGAAAACAAAAAAAACTAAGTCCTCTACAGGTAAACGGGTGAATTCCTCGCAAGGACTTAAAAACATGCTAAATAAACTATAATGAATATAACTTTATACATAATAATCGGTTTTTTAGTTGCCATTTCGGGAACTTTAGTGTATATTATTAGAAACCTCATGGTAAAAGTGGAAAAATACGAAGATGTTACAGTAGATCAAACACAATATCTTCAGAATATATCTAATATCATAGGGGAGTCTAACAAACACTTACAGAATCTCGACGAAAAGGGGGTCTTTCAATCAGATGATGAAGTTGGTGAATTTTTTAACCAAATGAAAGCAGTACAGGACGAATTGAATAGGTACATGCTCCCAAATAACTATGGCAAGGAAGAGAGCGAAAGCTAATTACTTTACAAAAGAAACAGAAGAGTACATTGTAAGGTTTAACGAATCAGAAGATCAGGACTACAGAAGTAAGATCTTTACAGAACACATTTATTACCCATTTTATAAGCTAGCAGAAAACATAATTCATACTTTTAAGTTCTATTATACGGATGTAGATAAAATAGAAGACTTAAAACATGAAATAGTTTCAGTACTATACGAAGAGAAGATAATGAAGTTTGATCCAACTAATGGAGCTAAAGCTTACTCTTATTTCGGGACTATAGTTAAGAGATGGTTAATAAATTACAATAACAAAAACTACAAAAAGTTAAAACAAATAGGTCAATTCGCTGATATGGAGGATTCCTATAAACAAGCGTATGCTGTAGACCACAGTTATGCAAAATCTCTAAGTGATTTTATAGATATATGGGTCGATGAAACCTATCTTATAATAGATGACTTATTTGTTAAAGATCAAGATAAGAAAATAGCAGATGCTGTTTTAACTATTTTTAAAACTAGACACGATTTAGATATTTTTAAGAAAAAAGCTCTTTATATATACATAAGAGAGATGACAGATTGCGATACACCCAACCTAACTAAGGTAATAAACGTACTAAAAGGTAAGTTTAAAGAAAAGTATCAAAAAAGTTATGATTTAGGATTATTAACTAATAAGTCTCAATAAGTCTATTTATATATAAAACATTATGAGTTTAGATAAAGAAATATTTAAGGGCAAAACCTTATCTGACCTCTTCGGTGAAATATACGATAATTCAAAAGAGACTAAATCACAAGTAAAAGGACTTATAGCTGAATTGAAACCTTTAATTGAGAATATAGGTGATGCTACTTTACTAGTACCAATGATTAAAGAGTACATGGAGATAGGTGTTAAAAATGATGAACACCTTATCAAATTAGCTACTGTAATACAAAGGTTAGAAATAGCAGCTTCTAAGGGAGAGACAGGAGAATTCGACTTCTCCGAACTACAGGATTTGTTAGAAGAGTCTCAAGAAGCACAAGAAGAAGTTAAAGACGTAGGAACCACAGAAGAAGGTAACGAAGAATAAATATGTTTTCTCCAAATTACTTATTACCAGAAGAAACATCTCTACAGGGTACATTTGCAGCTAGAGTTGCTCACGTAGTTCTAGATGAATCAGATGAGATGTATCCAGATTATGGTAAACAAGACTCTATAGGATGTATATTCTATATACCTATAGGAGTAGATTACGAAAAAAAGGATTTGAGAGACTTACCTTTTGCAAAACCCCTTGATAGCTCAGTAAGGAGATACCCTCTGAATGATGAAATAGTATTAATCACATCAGCACCTAGTAGTATATTAACTGATAGAGATAAATCAGCCTACTATACGAGGATAGTTTCTATCTGGAACAACCCTAACCATAACGCTTTTCCTGCTGGTGACGATTTAGAATTAGGGTATAGCGTTGACGAGCAAAGAGTATCACCTTTACAGCCTTTTTATGGAGATGTAATACTAGAAGGTAGATCAGGGCAAACTATAAGGTTCGGAGGAGAAAAGCACCCTAAGAATATATATACTAAAGACGATAACAAAGGAAAGCCTTTTATTATAATATCTAACGGACAAGTGCTTGAAACTGGCGGCAACGACTTTACCGTAGAAGATATTAATAAAGACGACTCAACTATATTTATCACCTCAGACCATACGGTACCTTTAGAACAATCAAGGAATAAATATAAAGCAGCTGATATTGAACCTATAGACGCAAGTAAATATAAAGGTAAACAGGTAATACTTAATAGCGGTAGACTTTATTTTAATAGTAAAGATGAAGATATACTATTTTCTGCAAAAGAATCCTTTGGAGTAACAGCTAAAGACATTAGTCTTGATGGAGATAAGTATATTGCATTTGATGCTAAGAAAATATTTTTAGGAGAGAAAGCTAGACTATATGCATCACAACCTGTAATATTAGGTGATAGCCTAGAATATTTATTAGACGACTTATTTAACGCCTTAAAGGGTGTTAGTAGAGCAATGTCTAGAGCACAAGCAGGAGGAAAGCCTGTAACCTCTCTAATGAAAGAAGCTCCTAAACTTAGAGGAATGATAAGACAGCTCAAAAGAAGAATTAACCCTAGTGGTAAGTCTGAGTTAAAATCTAAAAAAACATTTACTGAATAATGCCACACGGACTATTAAAAGAATTTAGAAGTAACTTATCAGGTATAGTAGCTATGGCCTTAGGAAGATTAGAATCTTATGCTATAGTATATGCTACTAGAAAGGTTAACGAAATAATTAATGCGTTGAGAGATAAGTGCCCTCCACCTGCTGTACTTAACCAGTTGAGCAAAACAGTCAATAATATCAGAAAAGTAATGACAAAGGTAGATAGCAGAATAGATAAGTTTGCACAGATACCTAAAAAATTAGATAAACCTATCAAAGGAGGTAAAGCAGCAGTACAAATACTATCTCACCTACCAGTACCATCAGCAATAGGTACACCACCAGGTCCTGCTGGAGGGTTAATAATAGCAGTAAAAACAGGAAAGATACAAACTCTATCAAGTTTACTAGTGTGGACTAGAAAGATGGTTGAAGTGTTAGAAGATGATCAAAAAGCAATCAAACTATTAATAGAAGATAGTAATACTATTTTTAGTCCAATAAAGCAAAGACTAGACACTATTGACAGACTTCTACAGAGATGTGCTGAGAACCCAGATCTTTCACAAGACGATAGAGATAAGATACTTGAAGGACTAAATGTACCAAGGAAAGGTAATTTAGAACCTACCTCATACACAGGTCAAAACGGTAGAGTTTATAACATAGAGGTAATACAAGATGTTAAAGCTC